TCCTTTTGACATTATGAAAACATATGCTGCAATGGACGCAGTAGTAACTCTATTGGTATTTGAAAAATTATATCCAGCAGTTAAAAAGAATCCTAAGCTATGGTCAGTATATGAAAATATACTTATACCTGGCTGTCGTTTCTTAACAGATTTACAAGACAATGGAGTGCCTTTTGATAAAGACAGATTAGAAAAGGGTAGAGATTTAATGCAGGCAGATATTGATGCAGCAGTAAACGAACTATACGAATTTGACTCAGTAGAGAAATTCGAACAAACAATGCAAAAACAATTTAATCCAAACAGTACAGTACAGCTAAGACAATTACTGTTTGATTTTGCAGGTTTAAAACCAACAGGCAAAAAGACTGGTACAGGCGCACATTCAACAGATGCGGAAGTACTAAAACAATTAGCAGAAGAACACGAAATACCAAAGCATATTCTTAGCATAAGACAAAAGTCAAAGATTAAGAATACATATTTGGATAAGATATTACCACAACTTGATAGAGATGAGAGGTTGCGTACAGGCTTTAATCTGCACGGCACAACATCAGGTCGTTTATCTTCTAGTGGTAAAATGAATATGCAACAAATACCTAGAGATAATCCTATTGTAAAGGGTTGTATAAAAGCTAAAGAAGGTAATAAGATTGTTGCAATGGACTTAACAACTGCAGAAGTGTATGTTGCTGCTGTGCTTGCTGAGGATAAGAATCTTATGAATATATTTAAAGAGGGTGGAAATTTTCACTCTAATATTGCAAAGTTAGTATTCTCACTCCCATGTGAAGCTGATGAAGTTGCAGACTTATATCCAACACAAAGACAGGCAGCTAAGGCTGTCACCTTCGGCATAATGTATGGTGCTGGGGCCGCTAAAATATCTCAGCAAGTTACAGCAGACTCAGGAAAATACTTTAGTAAACAAGATGCGCAAGAAGTAATTGATGATTACTTTAGACAGTTCCACAAACTAAAAGCATGGATTGATAAGAGTAGTAAATTTATTATGGATAATGGATTTATTTATGGCGCTACAGGAAGAAAGAGAAGACTGCCGAATGTTAAGTCTGATAATCAAGGAATACAAGGTCATGAAGTTAGGTCTGGATTGAATTTCTTAGTTCAATCAGTAGCTTCTGATATTAACTTACTTGGTGGAATAGATATGCAAGAATACATAAAAAGGACTGGAATGAAGTCCAAAATATTCGCTCTAGTACATGACTCAATTCTAGCAGAAGTGCCAGAAGATGAGATAGAACATTATTCAGAAAAATTACAAAGTTTTATTCAGCAAGATAGAGGATTTAGTATACCAGGTGTACCAGTAGGGTGCGACTTTGATGTACATGATGATTATTCTCTAGGCAAGTTTGAGAAAATGTATGAGGGGCTGTAGCTCAGTTGGGAGAGCGACTGCCTTGCACGCAGTAGGTCGCAGGTTCGACTCCTGTCAGCTCCACCATGATTTACGATAAATTAAAATTTCCGATATTTACAATCCATACTGATGATGTGATAGAATCAGATGGATTGCTTTGGATTGAAAACAAAGTATTAGACGATACTAACATGAAAGGGGAGACCTTAGGAATTAGAAGATTGCAGTCCCCAATGAAAAGTATATATCCTTTAAAGTATATGATAAAAGATATATCTTCTTTGCTCAGACATAAAGGAGAGCATTATATTGATAGTACAGGATATGTATTCACAAAAGAAAAAACAATAACAACAAAATTAAAATATCATAAGATATTAAGAACAGATAAGAAAGGTATTGCTAGTATACTTTGGATAAAGGATTGCCCTTTTCCATTCACTTTAGAAAGACCTTTGAAAGATACAGAAACTTGGGCAGGTATATTATACAGGCAGGGAATGCCTTGGATATTATATTCTACCTCTAGTAAGAAAGAAAAAGATTCTTGGAGAAAAATATGATAAAAGTATTCAAATCATTAGTACCACCAATGGCCTGTCAAAAAATCATTGAGGACGGATTAACTCGGCCTCAATTAGATGCAGGTATAGGTAAAACAAATAAAAAATCAAAAGGACGCTCAACTAAAATTGCCTTTATAGACAATGCTTTTCTTAGAAGTTATATTTATAACCTAGTTGAAGAAAATTATAGTGGATATACTATAGAAGAAGCTGAACACATACAGTTCGCAGTATATAATAAAGGGGATTTTTATGGTTGGCATAGAGATTCTAATGATACTAATGGGAGAATATTGAGTGTCACAGTACAATTATCAGACCCAGATGAGTATGAGGGAGGTAATTTAGTATTTGAAACAGACCCTATTGAAAGAGCTATCGGAACTATAGTAATATTCCCATCAAATATAAGACATCAAGTAACAAGAGTAACTAAAGGAACAAGATATTCCTTAGTTCAGTGGTTTAAAGGAACAATAAATGAGTAGAAAATTGAAAACATTAGAATTATTTGGGGGCTCCTGTAGCTTCAGTAGGGTTGCAGAAAAACGAGAGCATGAAATATATACAACAGATAGTGAAACTTTTGATTGGATAGAAGAAGAAACTGATATGTATATTGATCAAGTATGCGATATATTTGATTTTAATATCTGTAAGATTCCTTATAAACCTGAAATTATTTGGGCTAGTCCTCCATGTACTAGTTTTTCTGTTGCTGCTGTGAGGCATCATTGGATAGACAGTAAAACTCCAAGAAGTGATAAAGCAGTGCTTGGTTTAAAAATAGTAGAAAAAACAATAGAAATAATACAAAGTATAAAACCTAAATATTGGTTTATAGAAAATCCAAGAGGGTTGTTAAGAAAACAAGATATAATGCAAGATTTACCAAGAAAAACAGTCACTTACTGTAAGTATGGAGATATGAGAATGAAGCCTACAGATATATGGACTAATTGTGAATTTCAAGAAAGACCAATGTGCAGCCCAGGAAATAGAGAATGTCATCATGAACCTGCTCCAAGAGGAAGTCAGACAGGAACTCAAGGACTGGCAAATGATTATGAAAGGAGTAAGATTCCTGCTGAGTTATTTGAAGATATTTTTGATTATATAGAAAATGAAAGCAGTACTTAGTGACAGAATATATCTAGAAGTTCTTCCCCATACTCAGAAGAAGATTGATGATGAATTAACCTATTCTATTCCTTCATTTAGATTTAGTGACCCGCCTCTTATAATTAAAAATATGGCGTTAATTAAACAAGGACTAGTAGCTATACCTATTGGTAGGCAGGATTTAATACCCAACGACTACGAAGTAGTAGATAAACGAACGGAGAAACCAGTAAAGTTTCCTGAATTTACATTTGATTTGCGTGAAAGTCAACAATTAGTATATGACGAAGTGGAAGATAGTGCAATAATTAACGCTTGGGTCAGTTGGGGAAAGACATTTACGGCTTTAGCAATAGCTGGTAAGCTCGGCCAAAAGACACTTGTAGTTACACATACCGTCCCTTTGCGGAAACAGTGGGAAAATGAAGTAAAGAAAGTCTTTGGTTTTGAACCTGGTATTATTGGTAGTGGAAATTTCAAAATTTCGCCTCCCATTGTAATAGGGAATATACAATCATTGTACAAAAAAATTAAAGAGTTGAGACAAGAATTTGGGACAATTATCTTAGATGAAATGCATCACGTTTCCTCTCCCACATTCTCACGAATTATTGATAAGTCCTGCGCTAGATATAAGATAGGACTTACAGGCACTTTACAGAGAAAAGATGGTAAACATGTTGTCTTTAGAGATTATTTTGGAGACAATGTCTTTAAACCACCAAAGGAAAACTTTATGGTGCCAAAAATTGATATCCTACAACTACCGATAAGGTTTATTGACGGAACATCAATCCCATGGGCTAATCGAATAAATGAATTAGCCTATAACCCAGAATACCAACATTCTGTGGCAATGGCTGCTGCATCATATGCTGCCAAAGGTCATAAAGTGTTAGTAGTATCTGATAGAGTAGATTTCTTAAAAAACTGTGCCAAACTCACTGGTGATAATGCAGTTTATGTAACAGGAGATATACCACACGAAGAAAGACCAGATATACTTCAACAGATTTATGAAGATAAAGACATACTGTATGGGACACAGTCAATATTCTCAGAAGGTATTTCTTTAAACATTCTAAGCTGTTTGATACTGGCCACACCAGTAAACAACGAGCCTCTACTTACTCAGCTAATTGGTAGGGTAATTAGGGATTATGAAGGAAAACAACAACCCGCAATAGTAGATATTAATTTAATTGGAAAAACTGCAAAGAGACAGGCTAGTCAACGACTAGGGTACTATATCAAACAAGGATATGAGATATCAACCCTGTAAGCACCTCCGAAAAATATTACTTGACACGAGTTTCAAAATTTGTTATAATATATGATAAAATATAATTGGGAAAAGATATTTAGAGAAGCGAAAGGCGATAGTGTTTCAATTCTCACTATTATTCACCTCTTAACATATAGGAGAATCCCAGCCAGCCGAAAGGATAAAACATACAAGTACTTTGGGAAAAGTTTTCTTGGGGATAGCTTTCTGTGTAATCCTAGACAGTTGCTGGTAGAAAGAAGAAATTATAGTAATAAAGAGGCTGCCGAATATATTGCAGTCGCTTCATACCGTAACTACTTCGAATTTATGCAATCAGGTAAGACAACACTAGAGTTGTTACACTTGCCTGTTGACACAACGATAGTAAATCGCAACAGATTGCTTCAGATTAAAGATGGTCTAGTACACTTTAAGTTTGAAGATAACGCTAATTGGAGAAAATAATGGCAATAAAATTTAATCAGGCCCAAGGGTCTGCTAAAAAAGAAAAGATAGACCAGTATACTTACAAAGAAGGGGACAATAAGTTCCGTTTAGTAGGAGATATACTGCCTAGATATGTTTACTGGATTAAAGGCGAAAACGCTAAGAACATTCCTATGGAGTGCTTAGCTTTCGATAGAGATACAGAAACTTTCAACAATAAGGATAAGGATTACGTAAGAGAGTTCTTTCCTGATTTAAAATGTGGTTGGGCATACGCTATTCAGTGTATAGACCCTTCCGATGGCAATGTAAAAGTTGTTAATCTTAAGAAAAAACTCATGGAACAGATAATGGTAGCCGCTGAAGATTTAGGCGACCCGACTGACCCTGAAACAGGGTGGGACGTTCATTTCCAAAGAGTTAAAACTGGGCCTATGGCTTTCAATGTAGAGTATAGATTACAAGCTCTTAAATGTAAGAATAGACCTTTAACCGAAGAAGAACAAACAGCAGTAGCTGACCTTCGTTCAATGGACGATGTTCTTCCTAGACCAACCGCAGATGCTCAATTAGAGCTACTGCAAAGAGTTACTCAACCTGCTGACGCTGCTGAAGCACCTTCAGATGTAGACAGCGAGTTTAGTATTAGTTAGGAGAAAATTATGATAGGAGTAGGACAAATATTTCCAGACTTACACCTAATAGGTGTGGAGAAAGACAATACTTTCGTAGATATAGATGTACTCGCCCCAAACATGTGGACAGTAATGTATTTCTATCCCAAAGACTTTACTTTTATTTGCCCAACTGAGATAGCCGCTATGGATATTATCGGAGAAGAGGCAGATGTTATTGGAGTCAGCGGAGATAATGAATTTTGTAAAGTTGCATGGAAAACATCAGTAGGTATGATAAGAGATATTCAACATATCCTTGCTGCTGATTGCGGACTCAAACTTGCTAGTGAACTAGGAATAGTTGACAAGAAGGCAGGTGTATGTCTTAGAGCGACTTACATAATTGACCCTGACGGAGTAATCCAACATGTATCAGTTAATGCACTAGATACGGGCAGAAATGCTGAAGAAACTCTCAGAACTTTACAGGCACTTAAAGCTGGTGGACTCACTGGTTGTGACTGGCAGCCTGGAGAAGACTTCGTAGCATGATTTTATTTACAGCAGATTGGCACTTAAAGTTAGGTCAAAAGAATGTACCAATGGCATGGGCATGTACTAGATATAAGTTGTTCTTTGAAGCAATTCAAGAATTGGAACCGCTTGTTGATATGCACATTATTGGTGGAGACTTATTTGATAGAGTTCCTACTATGGACGAACTTACACTATACTTTGATTTTATTAAAGATGTAAAAGTTCCTACCATTATTTATGATGGTAACCATGAGGCAACTAAGAAACATAAGACTTTCTTTTCTAACCTAGCGAGAGCCACATCTGATGTAAACGAATTAGTAGAGATTGTAGATACAACTACTGAGTATCCTTGGGGTACTATCCTTCCTTATGCAGACTTGCATAGGAAAGGTTCAATAGAATTTTGCAATAAAAACAAACCTCTATTTACTCATGTGAGGGGAGAAATCCCACCTCATGTTACGCCAGAGGTAGACCTAGATAGATTTAATGACTTTCCTGTAGTTTTTGCGGGTGACCTACATAGCCACTCCAATACGCAGAGAAATATAATCTATCCAGGAAGCCCTATGACTACTTCTTTTCATAGAGATTTAGTCACTACAGGGTTCCTTCTAATTGATGATGACCTTAGTTGGACGTGGGACACTTTTGACCTACCACAACTTCTTAGGAAGACTGTGAGTAACGAAGAAGATATGTTAGCGTCTGACTTTCATCATACAATATACGAGATAGAAGGGGACGTAGCTGATTTAGCAAATGTTAAAAACTCTGAACTTCTAGACAAGAAAGTTGTTAAACGAAGTTCAGAAGCTACACTTAATCTCAAAGAGATGACTATGGACGAAGAGCTGGTAGAGTACTTAAGTGCTATACTGAATTTAAATGATGAAAAAATAAAACAAATAATGGGAGTGTTTAATGATTACTCTAAAAACGCTACGCTGGGATAATTGTTTTAGTTATGGGTCAGATAATGTTCTTGAATTAAATGACAGTAACCTAACTCAACTTGTAGGAACAAACGGACAAGGAAAGTCTAGTATTCCTTTAATACTTGAAGAAGTATTATTTAATAAAAATAGTAAGGGAATTAAAAAGCAAGAAATACAAAACAGATTCATTAACAAAGGATATTCAATTAATCTCACATTCTCAGTAGACGAGAATGAGTACGAAATTGATGTAAGTAG